AGATCATTAAGGTGGGTTCCCTTACGGGCACACCCTGAGCTAATCCCCCATCTTTCTCCTACTATAAGTGATGAACTTATGTTTGGTGAGGACTGATCTTGGAGGTTATTCGTCATAACTTTACGGATCAGGAAGTAGCTAAGTGTCTGAGAATTGGCACCTGTGCTTACAGTTTTAAGTATAATAATCCCGTGGATGCGTAATCACGGAGCTTGGCCATTCCCGTGAGGGTTTGTGTCAAGTTGTCCTGTCGACGACGGTGACTCCGTTAGGAGCAGGATCGTAAAACACCATGATGAAGATACTTAAAAAGAATAATAATGTTCCGACAGCTATTAGTTTTGAATTAATAACGCGGTATGCATCACTTCTTATTTGGTATCATCAAGTGGACGTCTCACATCGCTCTGCGGTTTATGAACTTGCAGATCGTGTCAAATCACTTTGAACCAATAATGGTAAAGTGATGACCGTTGCTTACTTAAAAGAAGCAACTCGTATCTGTCAGTTTTTCGCCGCCGGTAACTATACCTCGTGTGACACGAAGGTTAGAGTTGCCACTCGTTCAGGGTTACCTCTCATTATTCCTTCTCCTCTACGTCAATTACTCCATTCTTATGATAAGTCTGGTGTGATCTCTGCACAGGGAAGAATAGTTTGGAAAGTAATCCTGGCCTTACTAGGATTGTATAGGGTTATTAAGTATCCGGGGCAGAAAAAGTTGTCTACTATTACCGATCCATTTAAAGGTTCTTCTGAAACTTTAAATGTTGGTGAGTTAGCACTTCTCTGGGCCCATCATTTCAAACCGTTGGCGGGAAAAGTCCCGGTCGGTGAAATGAACTTATTACCTATGCGCTCCGCTGGCCCGAATTCCAAGATTTCGATGCTGGGAGCTCCTTATGATGCCTATTACTTGGCAACTAAGGCTCCAGCGTTAATCGAGGCTCTTGCTACGGTAAATCAATACTTTCACTCCGGTATATCTTATATACTGGATAAAGAGATCGAATATTTAAGTTCGCTCTCTGAAATTATGGATCTAGCGAAGGAAAAAGCTCTCTTCGGAAATGTACGGATCGGTAAGCTCTCTTTAAAAGAGGAACCAGCTGGTAAGATCAGAGTGTTTGCAATAGGTGACGTATACTCTCAGTCCTCTCTCCGCCCCATACATGATCATATCTTTTCTATACTAGAAAAGATACCTCAAGATGGAACTTTCAACCAGGGTAGACCCTTGAAGTATTTGGTAGACAGTCTTAATGAACGTTCAAATGAAATTTTGGATGTTTATTCATATGATTTGTCTGCCGCTACGGATAGAGTCCCCATTGCATTCCAGGTACAGATTCTCTCATTATTATATAATTATGAGATAGCCAGGGCCTGAAAGACATTAATGGTTGATCGAGATTGAAATCTTGAAGGAGTAGATTACCGTTATACGGTAGGTCAGCCTATGGGAATGCTCTCGTCTTGAGGAGCATTTGCTCTTTCCCATCATGTTGCACTGCAGTTAGCTGCCAGAAGGGTCGGCCGTGAAGGTTGATTTAGTGATTATGCATTACTTGGAGATGATATTGTTATAGCTGATAAAGCTGTAGCAGAGTCGTACTTCAATCTAATGACAAATGAGCTAGGCGTTGATATAAATTTATCAAAGTCCCTGGTTTCCAACAAAGGTGTATTCGAATTTGCTAAAAGATTAGTCACTCTACAAGGGGAATTAACGCCCCTTGGTCCAAAGAATCTCGTATTGGCATTAAAAACCAAAGAAGAGATTCCGTCATTATTTATAGACGGATTGGGAAAAGGTGACAGCTTCGAGGCAAATGAGATAGTGGGTAGAGTGAAGTCGCTTACTCCAGATATCATCCGTTTATCTGCGGGTGATAAAGAGAGTTTAATCTTAGCGCTACTGAAACCATTTGGTGTCTTTAGTAGTAGGGATATCCTTGGATCCGAAAGGGTCACGGGATCTTTCCGTAACTACTCAATGACTCAGGTGTTAGTAGGTTTTGCTAAGGTAGCGGGCGAGAGTTACTATAATGAATTTTATTCCGTGATGGAATATTCCATTTGTGAGTTGCGAAGCATTGCGAGCGCCCTAGTCCCCTTAGGGGATGTTAGGCGAGGAGATTTTCTTCTCGTTCCTTTCAGATCTTTTCCTAGCTATCATTCTATCTATATTGAAGCGCTTACGGCCGTGATCAATAAATATGATCATTTCCCGAATCTAAATCTCTTTTTGCAACGGCGCGTAGTACAGCTGGGACCTTACTTATGGGGCTTACGCCCTTTTGTAAATGATAATAGAGGATTAATATTCTTCTATCATCCCCAGAGATGGAACAGCGACCAGTTTGCTAAGATGATTTTAGATCAGAGACCTGAGCTATCCAAGTTAGACAATTTAATAGTGAAACCGATTGTTCGAGCAAAGAGACTCGGTAACCAGCCATTGAAATTCTTCAAGGGGTTAAGAGTAAGTTTGCGAGAGACACAGGACTAATCCATAATGATATCCATAAGAACATGTAGACGGTTATAGTTTAACTATAGCAGTGTTACAGAGGTTGTTAAGGTCATCGGAC